GTCATGGATACCAAAACCGTCTTTCAAACCGATCACCTGGGCATCTTCACCGGCAAGACCGTGGCCGATCGCTCGCCGCTGGAACCTGATGTTTGGTTGATTCCCGGCGGGTGTGTCGAGGTCGCACCGCCGGCGGTACCGGAAAGAAAGGCGGCGTTCTGGGATGGTCGACGCTGGCAGTTGGTTGACTCCTACCAAGGGCTGACGGCCTACAACATCCAGACCCGTGAGCCCCTGGTCATCGAGCGGGCGGGTTCGCTGCCGACCGGCTACACGCTGGAAGTACCAGGCCCGGGCCAGATCTGGGGCAATGGTCACTGGGTTGACGATATCCCGGCCGTGATCGAGCTGCGCTACGTTGCGCAACTGTCGGCGGTCAACACGGCGTGCCTGCAGGAGATCACCGGCGGCTTCTGGTCGCCGGTGTTGGGCGATCGCTTTTTCTACGAAACCCAGCTTCAGGATCAGTTGAACCTGACCAGCATGATTTTGCGCGGGTTGGGTGGCGTCTACCCCTGTCAGGACCAAGCCGGGGTGAAAGCCTTCCTGGAACACACCAGCGACCAGCTGCGCCAGATCGGCGACGAGTTCACCGACTTCAAACTGCAGCGTCTGCTCAAGGCCAACGACCTCAAGCAAGCCTTGGCGGCGGCGCGATCGACGTCGGATCTGGACGCGCTCAACGCCGTGGTGTGGGAGTCCACGCCGGTATGAATTGGGCACCCATCACCATGCGCTGGCCGGAGCAGTCCACCCAGTGGCTTGACGACCTCGAGGCGGCCAAGGATCTGGCGAGCAGTGAACTGACCAGCACCGGGCAACGCCTGGCGGGTCTGGCCGACTTGGCCACCACCTCACCGGGGCCGGTCGGCGCCGCTGCAGAAGCGGCCGTGGCCGCTGGCCGCGCGGGGCTCAATGATGCCTTGGGTGAAGTACCGGCCTGCCTGGTGGTGACGCCATTTCAAAGTGGTGTCGGACAGGGGCGCGGGAACCAGCGTTATCTGTCCGCGCCGAACTTGCTGCAGCAGCTGGGCGAGAAGCTGGAAGACACCGGCGACGACGGGCGTCCGGCCGGGGCGCAATACGCCTTGGCGGTGATGTTCCTGGGCACGCGCTATGACAAGTTCGCGGCAACCTTGTCCCGATTTAATGCCGTGCTGCCCATGCCCGACCTGCAGCGCGCCGAACGTCGAGCGAAAAACCTGTTCGCGCTGGACGCTGAAAAGTGGGAACTGCCCACTGCCGGCACGCTACCGCGCTGGGGGGCGCTGCCCCTGGAGCGTTGCACCGTGACCAAGGCCGCCACGCAAACCTTGAACAGCCAGCTGTCGGCACTGGAAAGCTACGCGGACAGTTCGCCTATGGCGGATCTAGCGCGGCTGGCAACTCGCAAAGCCGGCCAAGCGCAGGCACAGGCCCAACAGTTGGCCGACCTCAAATCGCAGTTCGCCGGCGGCACAGCCGACGACACCATGCGCACCCGCCTGATCGGCCCGGGGAATGCCGCCGAGTTGCGGCACCAGCTGCTGCAGGGCGACGCACCCGGGCACGAGTGGGGATTGTCGGCCGGCGTGCTGCTGGTCGGCTCCCTGAAAGGGTTGGGCTTTGTTCGGGAACTGGTGGGCCTATGACTTTATTGCTCGATGGCGAACAGGTACGCGGCAAAAACCTCAAGGTCACCGCCAACCTGCGAATCGAAAGTGACGACCTGTCCGGCCAGACCAGCAACACCGATTCGGCTCACAAAGGATTCAAGCCCAAGACACTGGCGGTCACGTTGCTGATCCCGTTTGTCGATGAGTCGCAGCTGCGCAATTTGATGCGCCTGGCCGAGGCGACCGACACCGGCGGCCAGCTCAAAACTTACCGGCTGGTCAATGACACCGCGTCCGCGTTCGGCGTACGCCAGGTGCAGTTCTCCGAGGGCGTCAGCGCCCGGGAGGACGACTCGCTTCGCGCCTGGCTCGTTCAATTCACGCTGTCGGAAAAGCTCTCTAACCCCGAGCGGGTCGAAACGCGTCGAGCGTCCAAGGATGTCACGCAGCAGGGCGCCCCGGGGCAATCAGTAACGGCACCAGGTGCAGGTGAAACTGGCGCACCAGGACAGGAGCTGAGCGGCTTCGAAGCCACCCTGAAAAAGTTGGATAACTACCTGGGCGGTGGGGCATGAGCATGAAGCTGCACAAGGTGCTGACCATCGGTGGCGTGGTCTATCCCCTGATCGCCGATGACGTTCGCCTTGAACTGCGAACCCCGGGCCGCGCCACGCTGACCATTCAAGCAGCGGTACCGGTGAAGGGGCTGGTGACACTCGATATCGGCTACAACGACAGCCCGCTGCAGCGTCACTTCATTGGGTATGTCGAGCGTTGCACGCCGTCCAACGCGATCGAGCAAGTGCTGTTCTGTCGCGAACTGGCGGCGATCCTGGCCAACCCTTTGCCGCTCAACCTGCGCCATGCGGATCTGACTACGGTGCTGGGCGAGATCAACCAGAAAACCGGGTTGAGCTTTCGAGTGCCGGACAAGGCCTACGCCAAAGTCAAAGCCCCGTTCTTCTACAACCTGGCCGCCGGCTACCAGGCGATGGACAGCCTGGCCCGGGTGTTCGGGATCCCCGATTTTATCTGGCAACAGCAAGGCGACGGCGAAGTGTTTGTGGGCAGTTGGGCTGACGGTTTTTTCGGTTCCCGATCGCCGCTGCAGCTACCCGTCGAACTGTTCAATGGCTACCAAAACAATCAGAGCTCGATGATCGCGGCCCTTCCCGGGTTGCGACCAGGTGCATCCATCAACCAAGGCGAGCGGATCACCAACGTGACACTCACCGGCAACCAAATGGCGATCCGATGGAAGACGCAATCCGCCGTAGCGTAGAGCGGCAATTTCCCGAACTCACTGGCGGTTATCACCTGCCGCGCTTCGCCCGTGTGGTGGGTGTGGCCGATGCTCCCGCCGGCGCCGGGATCTGCGACGACTTCCGTCCGCGCTTTGCGGTGGACCTCGAACTGTTGGGTGAGGACGACGAGCCGGATCCGGACTTGCCGGTACTGGCCGGCGTGCCGCTGCCCATGCCCATGGGCGGCGATGAGATGGGCTTTTTCGCGTTCCCTGAAGAAGGTACACGGGTCGTCGTGTGTTTCGCCTACGGCCTGCCAAGCAAGCCGTTTATCCAGGCGATCCTGCCGCACGGCCTGAGCCTGCCCAAGGTGCCGAAAGGTGACCAGGTGTGGCAGCACAGCGAAGCCGCCCAGCAGCGCGCCGATGCGGACGGCAACTGGCTGCGCCAGACCGATGGCCGGATTTTGGACAAGTCGATCGAGCGCGAGGTTGAGAGCCTGAGCAACGTCGAGCGCCACCAGAGCAGCACGGTGGAGGTGGACAACCATTCGACTGAGTCGGTCGGGGGCATCAAGACGATCGAAGCGATCGGCGCGCTCAAGCTGCTGTCGGGTGGATCCGCCAGCCTGGCCGCGCTGGATGACCTGCACCTGGCCAGCGGGCGCGACCTCAATCAGGTGGTGGGCCAAACACTCAATCTGACGGTAGGGGGCGAGATGCTCGAGCGCATCGAAGGCGCCCGCCGCAGCATCGCCCCCAAGACCTGGCTGGGTTCTGAGTCGGTGAACGTACTGCAGGTGCTGTGCGATCTGATCGACCTGGTCACGCAGATGAACACCGAACTGGCGGCCCACGTCCACGGACCGAGCCCAGTTCCCGCCAACGCTGCTAGCTTCACTACCAACGCCGGTACCGGCCTACAGCTTACTGGGCAGCTCAAGCCCATCACCGGAGCCTAATTTGGAACTCAAGAGTTTTTTTGCACAGGATGACCTGGGCAACGCCTTGCCAGATGCGACCTGCTACCTGTACGAGCGAGGCACCGAAAACATCGTGTTCGGTTTGCGTAAGAGCAACGGCTTGGGGTTGCTCAACCCTTTCCTGGCAGACGCAAACGGACTGGCGCAGTTTGCTGCACCCAACGGGCTGTATGACCTGCGCATCACCAAAGGGAAACGGGATTACCGTTTGCCTGTCCAGTTCCTGGACGTCACAGAGTCCCTGGCCGAGGCGAACGGCGCGGCGTTACGCGCAGAATCGGCACGAGACGCTGCCCAGCTGGCTGCCGGCGTGAAAGCCAGCACGGCGGAAGGGTTGCGGACGACGACCGACGGCATGTTCTTCACGGTGGTTTCACCTGAGAACGCCCAGTCGCTCATTCTGTTTAAAAATGAAGCGGGGCTAGCGGTTGAGCAAACGCGCTACCCGAGTTCGACCGCCGTCGAGACGATCAATAGCTTCGTTAAGAGCAAATTCAAAGTTCAGACCGTCAATGACACGCTGGTGGCTGTGCGTGATTCTGCGGGGCATGAAACATGGATGGGCATCAATAACCGGGATGGCGGGCCGAGCAATTGGGCGCTGAAAATGTTGTACAAGTACCTGGGCGTCAAGCCGGCGTATGTCCCGGGCCTGCTGTATGCGTTTCCTGATGCCCTGGGGCGGCTGACTGATTTGTCTATCCGCGACACCGATGGTCAGGTGCCAGATTGGGTGATTTTTCGTTGGGCCAAGCGGTTGAAACCGCTGATCGGCAGTGACGACAGCCATCCCAAAACTGCCTACAACAACATTTCCAACCTGCCTAAGTTGCGAATGAAACAAGGCCAGATTCGCGCCGGTGTGCCTGGGGTAAAGCTGTACCTGAAAATCATCGGCGATTCCTATTCCGCCAGCCACAACTTCTACATGAACGACCTCACCCGGTTTTTAGCCAAAGACTTCGGCTTTGGCGGTTCGGGTTACATCGGCTTCAACCACGGCTCGTCCCTGGGGGCGAAGAACTTCTTGTACAGCAACGGCAGCCTTTCCTATTTTGGCGGTAGCTGGACGCTGTCGCCGTTAGGGGCGGCCAGTCCCGATAACAGGACAATCAAAGCAGGGGCTGTCGGTGATTACGTGAGCATCACCGCCGTCGACACCGCGGATATCTCGACAGTCGCGACGCTGGCCAAGCTGCTGTTCTTGGGCGATGGCACAAACTCCACCCTGCGTTATCGCTGGGGGGATGCTCTGGAGTGGAACACGCTGTCACTGTCTGGGGTGGGTCCCCAGCAATTGGCCTTCCCGGTCCTACCTGCCGGCAGCAACTGGAAGTTCCGCATGGAAGTCGTCACCGGCACGCCGACGCTTTTTGGCATCTACACCGAAAACAGTGCGTCGGGTGTGGTCGTCTCCAAGTGTGCGGCCAGCGGCTCGGCCTCGGGCGATTGGTACAAGAGCGATGCGGCCTGGCTTACACAGCAGAAGTCCGCCACGGGCTTCATTCCCGCTGACGCCGTGCTGGTCATGCTGGGCGGCAATGACCAGGGCGCATCGGTTACGCCGGCGACCTTTCTCGCCAACCTGCAGGGCGTGATTGCGACGCACCTGGAAGTCCATCCCGGGGCATCGTTCATCGTGGCCATGCGGTGGGACACCACGCGATCCAGCCAGTACCCCATGAGTGCCTACACCAAGCTCGCCGCCGCCTGGTGCTGGACGCAGGGCATTGCCTTTATGGATATGCAGTACGCGGCCATGGGTGACCCGGCGAAGTACGCCAGCACCGGCGAAACCCCGCTGATCAGTGATGACAAAATCCATCCGGATCCGGCGAAGGGTGCCCCAGTGATTTCTGAATTTTTCTACACCGCGCTGCGCTGAACGCAGTAAGGAGCTTCAATGTTTTCCCTCGTGATTAGCGCACCTGGTGTGTTGTCCAACCCACTACCTGATACGCCGACCATCCCTGACGTGCAGTCGAACATCATTTACGAGCTCGATGCCGCAAGCCTGGCCGCACTGGCCGACGGTGCCGCCGTAGACACCTGGCTGGCAAACGGGCCGGCGCCGATCGTCAACCGCACCTTCAACTTTCAGTACACGGGCTGGGGGAAACCGAAGTTTTCGCTGACCGGTGGGCCAGGGGGTAACCCAGCCGTTTTGTTTGACGGGACACAGCAGATCGGCAACGGCGCGGGCACGGTCGCTGTCGCGCAATCGATGACTTACGCGATGGTGGTGAAGGCTTCGGTCTTTGCAGCGAATCAGGCGCGTCTGATGGCTTCGGGGGCCCAGATCCTCGCACCAGGTGCGAATGGCTTCTACGAAAGTATCTCGGCGGCCAGTCGACTGGAAAGCGGTGACAAATCGACAGAGTGGACGGTCATCCTCGCCGTGTTCGATGGACCAACCTCCAAAATCAAAGTTGGCAACAGCCCTATCGTCGAAGGCGCGACCGGGGTGTCTCTCAGCGGGCGGAATATTCTGGGTGGGCAAGGTTCGGCGTTGGCCACAGCGGGGCTTGTGGGTGGTTACGCCTTTATCCGAGCGTACGACCGAGCGCTGAATAGCTCCGATATTGAAGCCGCTTCAGTTGAGCTTCATCGAGCCTACGGCCTGATGTAACGGATAGAAAAAAGCCCGCCAATGGGCGGGCTGAACAACCGGTTATTCACCAGCTTCCGTAGGGGATGCCGTTCTTTTCGATATAGCGTTTAGAGTCATCTTCCAAAGGGAAGTAACTACCATGGGAGAGTCCTAAAGCTGGCCCCTTGGGTTCAATCGTGGCTTGGCCGCGTGCGACTTTAATTGGCCGTTGGCACTGATCTCGCACCCAAATTTGTACTACCCCGCCAGGGGCAAGACCAAGTTGAACAGACCCTCCTGCTCGTAAGTCCTTTACTTCCGGATATTCCAGGCAATCTTTTGTCACTGCATCGCGCAATATTTGCCGCGCACTTTCCGGTATTTCAAACCAACCTTGGTAGGTTTGCGGCTCGACAAGCGATTGCCAGCGCACATAGATACGAACAGGAATTTTGGCCCCTACTACGGTTTTTTCGTTACCCCCAATCCCCTTGCGCCAACCACGAGCGGCGTCTGCTTTACTGCTTTTTCCTCCCGCTGCTACGCCGCTCCCAACTCGACGATACAAGACGCCATCGACATCAACTACCGCACTGTCTTCTACCCAAACCCTCATAAAATTGGGTTCGGTAAAACCGAGCTCCCATGGCACAGCGTCTGGGTCCAGGTGCTCTGCCGAAAGCTCTTTCGCTTGGCAGGCACCCACAAGCAAAGCCCCCAACAAGATCCATAGTGATCGCAAAATTTTGACTCCTAGTCGGGTACATGGGGATGTTGCACGCGAATCCCGTCCGTCGTTGGGGCATTAAAGTAGAGTAAACCCGCACTGGTCCGAGGTATTGAACCTTGCAAGATTGTCGGTGGATTCCAGCTGGCCGAGGTGTGAATGTACTTCAATTTGAGCAGTCGCTCCTCGGCGGGAGTTGTACTGTAGTCGCCCGCGACGAAGCGGTCACACAGCGCCTGAAGCTCCGATGGGATGGTGTAAGTTGGATATTGCTCATCAAGGTGCTCAAACTTAACTCCCCGTTGTTTGGCCAACTCGTACATGACTCGCAGGTAAACCCGCGACAGCTCGCCTCGTACGGATTTCTTGAGCTGCAACGCCGCATAGACACGTTTGTAAGGGTTCAAACGATCCTGTTGAGATGGAGGTAAGTCCCGAACATAGGGAGTCACGACCTCCAGCATTTCGGATGGCCAGCCCTTGGCTTCCCACTGTGCCTTCACCTGTTGCGCGTCGCGGTAGATCGAGGTGTATTTCACGTCTGTCGTGACGGGAACATCCAGCGCCTGCATTGGGCTGATCAGCAGGTTCTCTTCGGATTCAGGAAAGTAGCCACCGCCAAGGTCCGAGTGAACACCAGGCAATGTGATCTCCAGGTGATCGGGTTTTACTCGGTTTAAGGCGAAGTTAGCGCGGATTTCATCCCGTGCAGCCAATTGGACGACATTGGGAAACAATCGGCGAGGCAGGTACAATTTGAGCCCTGGTTGTGTTTGGCTGCGTATATAGCCCAGATTGGCCAAGCCACCTACTGACGGCACAGTATCAAACAAGCCAATAAATCCCATGTTGATATCGTGCTGGTATTCACCGCTGAAGGTTTCGTGGAAGGCTCGTCGAAACATCTTGATGGTTTGCCCCAAGGGGCCTTGCTGACCTAGAGCCACCTCATTGGCAAAGTGGCGTGCAGCGGCTGCGCCTCGGCTGAAACCAAAAACATCAAAAGTTAGGCTTACGATTTTAGAGTCAGGGGAGGTCTGGAAAAGTCGGAAAATCCTTTTCCCAATTTCACGGAAAGCATCCTCTACTTTACCGCTTACGCCCGCTGTCCCGCGCCCCATGCTAGCGCCTAACATGCTGTCTGCTTGACCGGTCGACGTACCTATTCCGTCAACGTAAAGCATCTGGGACACGCTGCCCTGCAGCGAGGACTCTTCAATCTCTTCACTTACATAATACAAATCGCTGAGTTTTTTTATGTTCGACGTATCGTTCGCGTAGCTGCTTTCCGGATCAGCCATATACGGTCTGCAACTGGCGTCCAGATCCTCAGGCTTGATGGCGTGGGTTGCGCCACACAGCTGCCCCATCACGCTGTTATTCGCATTGTTCAATGTGCCATCGAAGAACACGCCAATGCGTAAAGTAATACCCACCGGTTTCTCATCATCCAGCTCTTCTTCCTCTTCTTCCTCCTCTAAAACCGAATCATCAGCAGTTACGGCCGGCGGTAGGGTAGGCGCAGGTACAGTGATCGGGGGTTGGTAGCTGGAAGGCTCAACCAGATGCGCGAGCATCGGACCAACCGGCGAAACAGGTGCAGGTGTGAAGTTGTTGCCGATGATGATGCTCGATGACCCACCCGTAATGGTGTCGCCATGCGTTCCTTGTGAGCCGGTGACCAGTGCGGCTTGGCCATTGATCTGTACCGAGGACATGGCGGCCATGGTCAAAATACTGCCGCAGGTGGTGCAGTCAGTTACCCGGGCAGCGGGTAGACCATCAAAAAATACATTGGGTGATCCGGATTCGATGGCTGTTCCACCACAGCGAGGACAGCTCACGGTATCGGTCTTGCGCGCAGCAGGCTTGCCAGTCATTTTTGACTTCCATATCAGATTTCATAGAGGCAGTACCTTGCCCACACTCATAAATAGAAAACACTCAGACGTTTCCCAAACTCGACTACGTATATAGCCCGTGTTCAGGTGTTGGAACACCAGAGCCTGAAAAATTCCCCGGTTCACAAAAAAAACATCGGAAAAAGCACTTATCCCCCTCCCGCCGACGGGCTTTGTGTCCTTTTTTTGTGCAATTCCAGATGTAGTGCAGTCGAACCTGCAGCCCAAGCAGGCCGTGGGGCTCCGCAGGCGATCGGCCATTTCACAGAGTGTAAAGTTTTGAAAGGAAATGCAGCACGGTTGCACAGCGGCACGCGGAGCGGTCACAGAACAGACTACGCTGGGACCCCCGGTTTCATTGGGCGAAAAATTTTAAAACGTGGGTTTCGCTGGGTTTTGGATTTGGTTTGCTCGCTGAGGGAGAGGCTTAGTGAGATGTTCCAAGGGGCATTTTTAAAAGAGCGATATGAGCGATACGAGTTCGCCAACTGGTCTAGAGGCCCCGATTTTACTGGGCTTCTGGTATTACAGTGGAAGGTAATATGAAGCGATATCGAAAGTAATATTTCTGCCAAACCCCCGGACTCATTAGGTTTTAAGGAATAGAAATATAGCTTTATAGAAAGGTAATAATATCGCCTCCTATCGCTCAAATATTGCCTTTCCTAAAAACGGCTGCACACCTTTATCTACAGGGGCTGTAGCTGATATTCGGAGGGGATATTACTAATGTTACTTTTTTTTCGGACCCCCACAGATTTTAGGATTGGCACTATATGGGGTTGGGATCAGGCAGCGCGGCTGTCTACGCCATTACATCAACGTCCCCCAATACGGCCCCCAACGGGATGCCGTAAAGGAGGACCAGAGCTACAGGTGTTGAAAATAGTGGAGCGTGTAAAGGGAATCGAACTCTCGTTATCAGCTCGGGTGGCTAATGTTGGGTGGCTACTCGAAGTAAGCTTGTAGTTCGAGACATCCGCGATACTGCGGTACTTGGATAGGTTATTCCGAGGGAGCTAGCGGGTTGTGGCCAGAGGTTCTTTTTTCTCGGTGAAAAAGTCGTAGATTGGGCGAGAGAAAGATGTGGTGTTGTGCATCAAGTCGTAAAGACAAAGCAGCGCAGTCGACAATAGAATGGCGCATGCTATTGATCCGATATGCTGGAGCCAACTTTCAGTCTGGGGAGGGAATTTACTTTCGGGAAAAAAATAAGAGTTGCAACTACTTTCAATGTCCTCGATTAAGTCGGAGGAAAGATCGCGCATCTCGTAATAAATTATAGATAAATCAGGTTCTGTTGGTGCTCCGGACTCATCAGTCGCATCCCCATTCGGTAGCGAGGTAGAATCACTTTTGCTTTCACTTTCTTGGGCTGGGTCAAGGTTAACGTCACGCAGTGTTGATAGCTTGGATGGGTCAAGCAATTCGCTTTTTACATGCGAATTGAACTGAACCATTTTCAATTCAATCTGAGTAATCATCCCTGCGAGGCTTGATTCTGTGCGAGCCGGTTTAAAATTATCTTTGTCGATTTCATTATCCAGCCAATCAGCTATGTCCTCGATTTTCGAGATGATATAGTCCTTACGCTTAATGGCCTCCGCTCTATGCTTGGAGCGTCGATCGAGATAAAGCGTGAAAGACCAACCGCACAATAAAATTATTAGTTGAGCTGGTAGATTTTGAAAATTCATTGTTGCGCTTTCTCCGCAGCCTCAATCCTTTCTGCGATCACATTATTCATGCTTTTGATCAAGCTGTGAGAATAAGTTAGTTTTCTTCTAAGCTCATCTCCAGAAAACCCTTCTTCGCGAATAAGGCCACCAAATGCCTCATCCAAGAATGAACGTCCATATCGATTGTATCCATCAAGTATCACATGAACTTTTTCATATTCTCTTAGTTTCGGTGCGAGTAATAGCTTCCGAAAATCTTCGCCGCTAGCGGGACCGTCAGTAGGGTATCTCCCATACGGGGCCTTGCTGAAGTCGTCCACTATGTTAATGATGTATGGTTCTTGGTTCATGATATTTTAATGTTCCACTGAACTAAGGTTCCTGGGAATTTCTTCTTAAGCTTGCTTTCGCCGGGTGTCTGATTACTTTGCCAAAAAGTATACAACCCGTTATTGCTGAATACCCACAACTTCCCATCTGGGGTATCGCCTACCAAGGCCATTATACTCTTACTTCCTTGACCGTGTTTTTCCTTTTTTGTTCCGGTTACATCGCCCTGCATCGACAAATAAATTAGTCGTTCGTCAGGAATAACAGTAGGGATGTATATTCCTATTCCAGACTGTAAGTACTCTGGAAACAGATCTACTAGTTGTTGGTGGTCTTTAGGGTGAGTCGACTTTAATGAGGACAAGAACCATGGCCGATCTACTACAGTCTTAGGTATCCCAATACCGTTGTCGTAAATTGCTAAGTAAAGCTGGTTGCCAATGGTATTGCACATCAACCACCATCTCTTGTCAGATTGTTGGTTGTTTGGATACGCGTGAAGGCCAACATTGTTTATCGTTTCTGAAATTGCATCTGCATAAACCCATTCTTTATCAGGGGTCATTGTCTTATAAATGCGCTTTTGGATGAAATCGATGATTTCTTCCATGTGTTTGTTGCCTACGCTTGAAATAACTGGCAGCGTTTTAGCATTCTTAAGGTCATATACAATAGCGTCGCCTTTAATGACTTTGTGTAAATTCATTGATTTTATGGCGAGGTTGACCAGCTGGTGTTTTTTTGACCAGATAATATCTGTTTGGCCTGTTCGACCAGCTAGTGCGGTTTCAATGGCGGCATATACTAGTACTAAAGCTGCAGCAGAAAACTTAGAGGTATTGCTAAAGTCTATTAAGCAATAGCTCTTGTTTAAGTTTTTTTCAATCCGCTGTAAAAATTGTAGCGTTTGAGTGTATGGGCACTTTTTCTTATCTTCTGAGAAATCATAAATCGATATAATATTTGGCGCGGTAATCAAAAGTTTTCCGTCGACTCTCCTTTGTCCTTGGTATCGATACGGATTGTACTTCCGCGACTTTCTACGAACGGCATTTACCCATCGTGCTACACCTGCGCGATGACTGAACAGCCGGCTCTCGGTGTCAAATTTTTTCATTGATTTGTCCATAAACCAATAAACAGCATCACTTGCGTGCGGTGGCATCGCCGCAGTGAGTGGGTGCAGCCTAGTAGGGTAGGGGCGGGGTGGCAAGGCTCGCGGTGATGTAGGTCGCCATTGAGAATTTTGATCAAGAAGGCGAGGGGATGTGAGACACACTTAAACATGGAGAGCCTTTGTGCGGAAAAGGTCGTGCAGTTGCCTACCATAGCTCTCGGCGCGAAGCGCGGCAATTTCTCATTGCTTAAGCATGTGAGATCTTGAATTCGCCGGATCGCGACGTTCAGCAAAGCCATCTTCTATCCTGGATTGCGTGCGCAAGCCTCGGCTGAAGATTCTGGTTTGATAGGTTTTGTGCCATGGCTAGAGGGCTCAAAAAAAAGGCCTTGAATCTCAAGGCCTTTTTTTGGGTGTATCGGTTGGCCTGCGTTTCTACCGGACACCTTGGCATTCCGATAGACCTCAGTCTCACTAGCCATCGTCAAAGCTGAAGGCTATTACGTGACTTGTTACGTGCAGGGCATAGACGAAGGGCCTGCATCGCTGCAAGCCCTTGTTTTGTGTGGTGCCGGCACCAGGAGTCGAACCCGGGACCTACTGATTACAAGTCAGTTGCTCTACCAACTGAGCTATACCGGCGTGTTAGGGCGACGATTATAGCGATTGGGATGGT